CACCGCCACCAGAACCCGCTGGAGCATTATCCCACTCAGAATGACGGGACCCAGAGTAAGAAGTATTACCCCAATACCCCCCGAGTAGTACGACGTTAGATAAATTATAAGTTGAACCACGACCTTCAGTATTAGCAGTATAAGCCGAAGAACCATTAGGTCCACCAAAATGATTACCCCAAGTACCCATACAACCAGTTGATTGGATAACACCCCATTTAGAAGTAAAGTTATCATCTGTTCCACTCATTTGTGTTGTAGTTGGGTCACTTCCTCTTGAACTTGCTTCTGTAGTTCCATAAGCTAATGCAGAAAATTCTTGATAAGTAGGTGGTCTTTTCCCATGAGAAGATAATAGTTCAGCTTGTTCCCACCAAGTATAAGAACCATAAGTTGTTGAACCATTACCACCAAATAAACTTGGTACTTTAGGTGGTGAACTTCCATCTGCTATTGTAACATTATAATAAGATGTTCCATTAGTATGATGGTCTACACCTGTTAAATAAATATCTGACCAGAAGTTTCCACTAACTAAAGTCATTCCTCTTGGGTCTGAACTAGTTGGTCTAAATTTTAAATCCCATAATGAATATTCGTTAATTGCTGGTGTAGTATCTCCACCTGATGTTCCTGTTGCATTACCACCAGGAGCATAATGAAATCCACCTACTTTTCTAGCATTTGCTGATGGTGGACTAACATGGTCTGCAGTTGCTTCTAAAGCACCAGCAGTTGTACACCAAATAGCATAATCTGTTCCAGCTGTAGCTGATGGCATAGTAATAGAAGTTGCTGAAGCTATAGTTTTAACATCACCATTAACTTCAATGTATAATCCTGTGTTGGTCTCCATTGTGAAAGCACCTGTTTTATCCCAAGCAACAACTGTTGGGTCAATTTTAGAAAATAATCCATATGCTATACTTCCAGCAGAAGCAAAAGTATTATCACCTCTTAAAAAGGTAGTAGCATCTTTAGTTCCTGTAGCTGAAAGTTTAGCTAAAGTAATATTTGCATCTACAATTTTAGCTGTAGTAACTGTGCCATCAGAAGGTGTACCAATATTAAGTACATCTCCTAGTACCTGAATGAAATCTATAGTGTCATCTGTAGTTAAGGCAGAAGCAAATACAATGTTAGTTCCTGAAATAGTGAATGAAGATATAGGTGCTTGGATTACTCCGTTTAAACTTACGATACAATGGTTAGCACTTTGAGGTGCATAAGCAACTGTAGCTGATGTTAAAGCAAAGGTAGTAGTAGCGGTAGCTGTGATGCTATCTAGTATTACAAAGTTTCCAACGGTAGGGGTTTTCCCGATATAAGCCATTACTCTATTATCTCCCAATTAAGATTTGTTTCATTCCAAGAATAACTTTCTCCATCGTTTGGATAAGCAACTGGTGCTTCATAAATACAAGTGTCTTCGTTTAATATCCAAGATGTAAAAGGTTTAGGTGCTATAAAAGCATCTCTTGTTTTATCGTAGGTGTAACCAACTCCTGCGTAATTCTTTCGGAAGTTACCATTGTAGGAAGTTTGAACCCATAGAAATGAATCCCCTACTTTTCCTGAATTTATAAAATCTTGTTCAGCAACAATTACTGCTGTAACTGTGTTTGTATTATCTATTTTTGCAAAATGTGCCATAATATTTCCTTAAGTTAAGTAACGAATGATTGCGATTCCTGAGCCACCTGCTCTACCTATATATGATGTTCCGTTTGTTGAATCAACGAAACCGGAACCGGCACCGCCTCCAGTATTCACATTACCTGCGTTACCACTAGAAAGGTCGCCACCACCACCATTACCACCACCACCAAGACCGCCATCACCTCTAGCCTGTTTGCCACCTCCTCCTCCACCACCAGCATAATATGTAGCACTACCTGATATAGAAACAGATAGACCATTTCCGCCATTACCTGCTTTAGAGGTAGTAGCGTTTACACCAACAACACCCGCACCACCACCACCACCAGCGTGTCTTGCAGACCCGTCAGTTGTTGGATTTCCCGTTCCACCAGCATAGCCTTGAGTTGCACTACCACCAGCCGATGTACTACCAGTATTACCTGTTGAGCCTCCACCACCTGAACCTCCGGCAACTCCAGCGTTACCACTATTGTTTTCAGCGGCACCGCCTCTACCACCACCATCTGCGGTTATTGTAGAACCGATTGTAGGTATTAATGCTGAATCTGAACCACTAGAACCTATTGCACCGCCACCACCAACTGTTACTGTATACGCTTGTGCAGTTACAGAGAGAGCAGTTTCTAAAGAACCACCGCCACCTGTTGCGGTTACAGTAGAACGAAGTCCACCTGCACCTCCTCCACCACCGCCTTGAGCGGCTCCGGAAGTTGAACCACCACCTGCAACCACCAAATAATCAACACTACCACTCATATTTGGTGTTAATGTTCCACTTGTTGTAAATGTGTGAATTGTGTATAATCCTGATGTTGTAATTGTTCCACCAGTTGCACTGAACCTATCCAACGCTTGTGTTCCTGAATTAACTCCAGAAGTAGCAACCCACCCTTGTGTAGCATCTACATAAGTACAAGTTACGCCTTCTCTAGCTGTTGTTAAAAATTTATTATCTGTTGCACCTTCTATATTTAATCCGTTAGCACCTAATGTAATATTATTACTAGCAAAAGTTCCTGCGTAATCCACTAATACTATTGTATCTCCAGCATTTGCGGAAGCTGGTAAGGTAACTGTGAAAGCTGCTGATGTTGTATTACAAGGATATCCATAACCAGTTACTGCAGTAAATCCTGTAGTTTGAACTGATTGCCATATTACATCAACAGTCTGTGTTGCTGCTGGAAAATTTCCTACATAACCCATTAATATCTCCTATGAACTAATATCGTCAACGGCAGAAACCCAAACATCTAAAGATGTTGCTGTGTCTGAAATTACTTTTAATATATCACCTGATTGAACTACAAATTTAGCACCACCATCTAATACTTGTAGAGATGAACCTGAAGGTATAGGTGCGTCTTTTACTAAATAAATATTGTTTGTTCCATCATTAATATAAACAGAAGCATTAACTGCGGTTGCCGCAATATTTGCTACTGAAATTCCTACTACTGTGTCATAACTATTTGCTGTAAATAAAGTTGCAGCAGCAGTTCCTATGTCGTTACTTGTGTATCTTCTAAAGTTTTGTGCCATATATTCTCCTTATTATAATGCGATTGCCATTGCAATAGCAAATCCGTTTGTTGCTAAATTACTTGTGTCTGTTGCTTCTACTGTACTCCATATTGAACCTGTATAATACTTTAAAACATTAGAAGCTGTATTGAAATAAAGCATACCAGCAGCCAGAGCATCTCCATCATTATCTGTAGCTGGATCACTTGCTTTAGAACCTAAATAAACATCATCAAAAGCATCGGCAGAAGCAGCAGCTTCTGTAGCAGATGTTGAAGCGTTAGACGCAGATGTACTTGCATTACTAGCTTGAGTAGTTGCTGTACTTGCAGATGTTGAAGCATTAGATGCGGAAGTTGCCGCATTAGTTTCAGAAGTTGCCGCATTAGTTTCGCTGGTACTAGCATTACTAGCTGATGTACTGGCATTAGATGCTTGAGTAGTAGCGGTACTTGCTGATGTAGAAGCGTTACTTGCACTGGTAGCAGCGTTTGTTTCTGATATACCTGCATTAGTTTCCGCAGTTTCTGCGTTAGTTTCAGCAGTCTCTGCATTAGTCTCTGCAGTTTCGGCATTAGTTTGTGCAGTCTCCGCTGCAGTTTGAGCTGTTTCGGCATTGGTCTCTGCTGTCTCCGCATTTGTTTCTGCTGTTTCAGCAGCAGCTTGAGCAGATTCTGCAGCAGTTTGTGCAGTTTCAGCATCAGTAGCAGAACTAGCTGCGTCTGTAGCAGATGCTGCAGCACTGTAAGCATCTACAATTAAAACCCAGTAAGTTGCATTAGTTAATAAAGTTCCTATAGGAGATGCTAAAATACAAATATAAACATTATTAAGTTGTCCAGCAGTGGTGCTTTTAACTAAATCTCTTACAGAAAAAGCCTCTGTAGTTGTAGTAGCAGAAGTTCCTGCATAAGTTCCTAATTCTTGTGTAACTGAAATTTCTCCAGAAGAATCAAAGGCTAGAATTTTATTGGCACGAGTTGCAGCACCTAGAGTAAACTCTGTAGATGTCATAGTGTTAGTTGCTGATAATTTTATAGAGCGATTAACTTCTTCTTGTAATTGTTGAATCGTCATAGTAGCACGATCCAATCCCTCTTCATGGGATTCCGCAGGAAAAGGATCATTGGCAATATAATCAATAGCCTGTGTTTGCGGAACTTCTCTTTTAACAACCACAGTTTCTGTAGAGGTAGGGATGTTTCCAGGAGTAAAGGTAATAGCTCCACCATTAGCATCTCCAGCACCAGTTACAGTATAGTGAGTAGTTATAGTTTTAATAGTTTCTGTCCCTGCGGCAGAACGAATAATAACCTCTAAGTCAGAGTCTGCAAAAATCTTAAATGAGTAGGCAAATTCAGTTGTACTTCCATTGCCTGAGTATGAGTTTTTTACTGTTGTGGATGATATTGTCATAATGTTCCTATATTAAATTCTTATTCCTTTGTCTAGCGTTTAAAAGGAAAAAGGTTTAAGATAATGCGTTTGTCCCTTCTTTTCTTCATTCCTTATTTTCATTCTATCAAAGAATCCAGGATCTAAAAACTCTTTAATTTGATACCCTATTAGGTAGTCATATGCTGCCTTAGTGTAAAACATATTCAAAAATGGTACATTTCCTTCAGCTAATTCAAGAAACTTTTTACCTGATTTTTTAGGCTCATTTAAACTTTTTACAATGTCCATAATTTTACTTACATCACTAGCAAAAGGTCCTGCAATAGTTTCAAAAATTCTATTACCATACTCATTTTGGATTTCATTAATTAAAAAATCTCCATAAATACCAAGACCACCTCCTTGAGCTAATGCTGCAAGCATAGTTGATTTTTTATTTGGATCTCTTGGAGATTTTCCTTTTAACATATCTTTTGCAGACATGGCTATGTACCCAAAAGAAGCAGATAATAATAACATAGAAGTTAAACCAGAAACTGTTGCTAACTTACTGTCATCTGGACCATAACTTCTCAACTCTCTACCGATTATATTTTTCCAAATAGTTATAGGAAAACCCTTAAACTGTCCTATAAATCTAATAGCTTCACCCTCATAAGTTCCTTTTTGCATACCTCTATTCATAACAGCTCTGACAGCAGCGTCAGGTTCTGGAGTGGCGTGAGTTGCCTGATCTGTTAGTACATTTCTCCAAGTAATTTGCAAGTCCTGTTTAAAATTTCTGATTTGTCTTTTTGATAAATTTATTCCAGCATACTGTCTAATAGAAGCATCTGATAATTCATCTACACCCTCTGCTGTTAAGTATCTTTTTTTATTAACATCTAATGTTTTAATAGATCTTAGCAAATCCCATTTGCCGTCATCTACTCCATAAAGTTTTAAAAGATTTCTTTGTCTAACTTTTAAATTAGCAAAACTTGTATCTGCCAATCTTCCATATTCACGAGACAAACCAACTGTCATTCCTGATTTTAAACTTGAAACCCATCTATTTAAACCACTCCATTCAAAGAATTTATTTTGCACTTTACCCATAGATCCCCACGTATCATTACCAATTCCATATTTATTGGTTGCAAAAATATCTCCTATAATAGTATTGCTTATAATTTGTAAATCTTCCATTGCTTCTTTATCTTGTCTTTTAAATAAAGCGTTCATAGCTTCACCCAATCCGTTTAAATAACCCCTTCCTTGAAAATTAGTAGCAGCCATATATTGACCTAGGTCTCCAATAGAAGTTACTGCTACAAAACCAAGTTTACCCATACTTTGGAATCCTCTTATACTCATTCCAACTTTTGCTATTATATTATTTCCAACGCTATTAATGCTACCATCAATTTCTTTAAATTCATTTTCAAAATTTTTAAATTTTAATTTTTCAGTTAATTTTAAATTTGTATTTTTATATTTTTTTCTTAATAAAGATAAAACTTTTTCAAAAGTTGCTTGAGGATTTGTCCCAAGATCTTGCATTAATGGTATGTTTCTTGCGTAGTTACTTAAAACTCCAAATATACTGTCTCTTAAAGAAGGTTCTCCAAACATTACATCATAATCATTTCTAGCGGTTGCATCTTTAAAATGCAAAACTCTTGAAGCGTTTAAACTATTAGATACATTTCTTGTTCCGTATATACTATTAGTTCCACCGTGTTTTAAATGATCACCAGTCATTATACTATTATAAATGTTATCTAATATTTGATTTACCTTTTCTATATCTTGTACTCCTGAGAAAGTCCTTTCTAAGTCTAATTTTTCTCTAGTATATTCCCTCCAAGCAACCCTGTTGTCTGCAACAATTTTTGTATTTTTACTAGCATTACCCATTCTATCTGTATTATGAACAGTTCTAGTAATCCAATCATCTAATTTTGGGATATTAGCTCCTAGATCATTTAATCTTTTTCTCCAATTTTCCTGAGTTTCCTTTAGAACTTTTGCAATTTTTTTAGCATTGGGTACTCCAGAATCAATACCATTCATTTCATTTTTAATTTCATTGTTCATTTTATTAGATGAAAAATCTTGCCAAGCATCTTTGTTAATTTTATTAATTGCTGCGTATAATCTTGTTTTTTCCAATGCTTCTATAGTGGCTTGTTTTGCACCAATAGAGTTTCTAGCAATATTAGAAAAATCCTGAATACCAACCAGTAAAGCCATCACTCCCTTGTAAGCATCAATTTTACCCTCAGACAAATTTACAGCATCAATAATTTTTTGATATTGATCCAGAGCTTTCATGTTATTTTCAGCAAGATTTCTTTTTGCTAAAGCATTTTCATAAATAAAATTATCAAATATCTCTAGTTCTAATAATTTTTTAGTTTTAATTTCTAACTTATTAAACTTATCTTCATTAATTTTTATTTTAATTTCATCTAAAAATTGATTAATTTTATCATCAGAAAGAGAGTCTCCACTCAATCTTTTCATTTCGTTAAAACAGTTACTAAAAGTTTTTATTCCAACTGGTTTAACCATTATACAGACCTCTTAACACAACTAACTCCACCTTTAATACTTTCTTTAATAGATTCTTTGTTTTTGAAAAAATCATCAATTTCTTTTATCTTCTCATTTTCTTGCAATATTTCTACAACCAAATCGTCATCATTAATACCTAGTTGTTTTTTTTGAAGTTTATTTCTTTGATTTGTAGTTTCTGCTTCCAGCATCATTTCAGACGAATTTTTTTCAACATACTCTATAGTTTCTTCTGAAATAATACCTTCTTTATTATTAATATCAACATTAGATTTTTCCTGTTCTATTGTCTGATTAATTTTTTCTTTCTTAACTTCAAATAATTCTCTTCCTCGTTTTTGCAAATGTCTTATATTTTCTAGGTAAATTTTTGCTGAACTCATATCTTTATTATCAACAGATTTTTGGTATAGAGATTTAAACTCATTAATTTGATCATCTATCTGATTTAATTGTTCATCTCCTGTTCTTGTTTTAGTAGCTATTAGATTCCCCGTATCTACTTTTTCTCCTAAAAGAACTTTACCAACAGTATAATCTAATAGTACTTTTTGATTTTCTGGAGAGATAGCAGCAAGTCTTTGATAGATATTTGGCTTACCTCTTTTTTCTGCAATATAATCCCCCATTTTTCCAAAACCAACATGAAAAGCAGATCCTATAACACCACCAGCTGCAATGTTGAAAAAAGCGTCATACTGATCGTAGTCGGACTGTTCTGATCTTGCCACTCCATAAACAATAGGTTCAACAGCGGCATTTCCAACTAAGCCTTCATAAAAACCTTTTTTTAATCTTGCTATATTTTTTCCAGATTTGGCAACCATATTTACAAATCTTGCTTGACCAACAACTGGAATAAAAGCAGACCCAATATTAATAGGATCTACAAAGTTAGTAGCTAAATTTGCTAATAAAAAAGTTCCATAAGTTTTTTGTGGTCCACGAGCAATAATGTCTGCTCTTTGTCTTTCTATTTGTTTTCTTTGAACTAAGTAATGAACAAGACCTTCTCTAGTATCTTTTTCAAAATGCAATCCTAAACTAGAGTATTCTTTATTTAGTTCATCTTTGTTTAAATAAACATTACTGTCCTCATAGGCTTTATTTTGATCCTCTAGTCTAAATAAAGAAGCAGTTGGGTTATAGTCCCAGGCATTGGAAATATTAGCTCCTTGAGCTTCCCAATATCCAGTTTTTAAATTTCCTAAAGTAGATCCTATTTCTTCTTCAGATTTTTCTAATGTTCCAAGACCTATATTTATCATTGTCCAACATAAGTTTCACCAAATTGACTACTGTCTAAAGTATATTGATCAAGTGATGGAAGTTGTCTACCTGTACCAGGTTCAAAACTATCTGTGCTTTTAATATTAGTATCTTGATTAGGTTGGTCAGTAAAGAAAAATTCTATTTTTTGACCCTTTGCATTTATAATGGGAACTAAACCTATTGCTAAATCAACATACAAAACAATTCCCGTTGAGTTGCTATTCAATAACCATTTAGAATGTTTCTTCATAGAGTTTGTTAATTTATCTTTTATATAAGCATTAAACACTTCTGGAGTAGAAATTTTAACTTCATCTGGAAGTGATGCTAATGCAGCAGGAGTTCTTGCATAATGTTCAAACCCCCCATCTGCAAAAAATCTTTCTAAGTAATCAGTTTTTTCAACTGCCAACTTTATTTGATCCGCTTTGTCTTTGACTGCTTGGATTGCAACTGGAATCTTATTGACATCCTTTGGTATAAAATAAGTTTCTTGAGACAAATCGTAATCTGATAAAAATTGATCTGTTACAGTAGTTGCTGCTGAGGTATACTTTTCTCCTTGATTTACCCTGTCTAAGGTAGCTTTATATAAAGTATCTCTTATGCCTAATATGTAATTTTCTTTTCCAACAGAACCCTCTGGTTGAGAATTTATAATTTCTTCAAAACTAGTTATTTTTTTAGAAACTTCATTTTGAACTGTTTCTTTAGATGTAGATCCTAATTTAGGCTGTACTATTTTTTCTAAATCTTTTATTTTAGCAGAAGATAAAATAGATCCACTTAAAGGAAGACTATTAGTAGCCATTGCTACTTGAACGTAAATTGGTAATTTTTCAGAAGATAGCTGATTAAAAACAATTTGAGCATTTTCCGCTCCATACATTTGAATAATACTATCTAAAGTTCCTTTTTGTTCTTTCCATGATTTAGTTTGATCCATAATAGAAGAAACTGTTTTTACTGCATTTTCTTTAGTCATTAATCTAACATTAGATGAATGAACACCCATTTCTCTTTGAGCTTCTTTCATGGTATTAACATACATCCTACCTTTTTCTTGTTGTAATATTGAGTTTTGCTCTGTTACAAAACTATTAAATTTTTCTTGAACAAGAGGATCATAACTTAAAATTAATTTAGCAGGATCGTCTTTAAATAATTTTTCCTTAGCGGTCTTTGCTTGAAATAGTTTTTGTTTTAATTGTATATCTGTTTTTTCAGATCCTTTTCTAATTTCAAATTTACTAATTATTAAATCTTCTTCTCCTTTTTTGGATCTAAAAATTTCATTAACAAATGAAGATGTTATTTTTAAACCTGATTGTTTTTCTTTGAAATCTTGG